TTACCTGTTGGCTTTAGAGGATTAAACTTAATCTTTGTATTTAAGAAACGAGCAATGTAGGCTGTATTCTTTTCATTGGCTGAGTCGTATAACTCTTTAGCCCAAGTATCTAGTTCAGCATCAGTAAAAGCAATGCCCTTTTGTGTAAGTTGTATCTGAAGGCTTGCTTTAGCCGTATCAAGTCCACGGGCATAGTCAGTATTTCTAGTAGCCTCTTGAACTTTCTTAGCATAATCTGGGTCAGTGGGATTGATGTCCTTAACCAATGCCTCATATTGACGCTTAGAGAAACCACGAGCCTGAATGGTTTGACCATTCTTGATATACCACTGTGTGCTAGTAAGTTCCTTAGCAAACTGGTCTGCTGTCTTTTTCTTATTTACAGCATCAGTTAGGAACTGCTTTAACTCTGGGTCACTGATAAAGATAGTGTCAATATAACCATATAGTTCTTTGGCTTTGGCTAAGATTTCCTCAAAGGTTAATTTTTTTTCAGCCATTAATTAACACCTATCGTTCTCTTGAATATATCGTAGTAACTAAGGATTTGGTTAGCCTTAGCCTCATCCTTTTCAGCAATCTGTTCAATTAAATACTGTTCTGTATCAAGACCAGTTTTAGTTGTACGACTCTTTAAATCGCCTTCAATGTCTCTAGTAGAACTAATGACATTTGGATTTTTGCCTTGTTCCTTCTGAAGTAATGGACGCAGTTCAGCCAATTCTTTTTCATCTGGCTCACGACCCATTAACTTCTTGTAGATGGCAATAATGTTTTTATCTGCCTCAGTTCTACCCATAACAACAGCATCTGTGTATGTCTTGGTAGTACTTCCAGCACCACGGGTAGCAGTAAGAAACTCATCCATAGTCTCAAATTCTTTGACACCATAGAACTGATAGTTCTTAAGTTGCTTAATTGTAAAGTCAGATGCTGCTCTATCAAGAGCGCCAGTAATTAGTTTATCTGCTTGGCTTGCTGGAATCTTATTGCTTGTTAGATATCCAGATTGATACAGTTTATTAATTAAACCTTGCTTGCTTCCATACAGTTTTACTAACTGAGCCTCGTACTTATCACGGGCTACATCTGATGTTTCAAGGGCTATACCCTTATCCTCTGCTGGTTTAGCAATTACAGCAGGAACTCTTTCATCTCTTTTTGTAGCAGGTTCTACATAAATATAACCTTGATTAACAACTGGGTCACCCTTTGGGTTGAGAGTATTAGGTGATGTCCATTGCATTACTGGACCACCAGGTGCTTCACTAATCTTAGCGCTTGCTAATAGATTTGCTACTGCCTGCTCATCAGTAAGAACTGTCTTACCAGTATTAGGGTCAACACCAGGCTTAGGCTTTGGATTTCTAATCTCAGCAGCCTCGGAACGAAGAGTAGCAGCAAGTGCTGGATTACCTGTATCTTCTGCAAGTTGTGCTTCGCTTTCTTTAGCACGAGCCTTGGATTCTCTATCCTTTGCTTCAGCAGATGATTTGTTTGCGCTTTGAGCCGAAGATAATTCTAATTTAGCAGAATTTAATTGAGCAGTTACTTTTTGAAATTCTTTATCAATAGAATCAAATTTATTTTTTGCAGCAACGTATGCACCTTGCCCAGGCTTAGAAGACCGCATAATAGCAATCTGTTCAAAACGGTCACGTCCTATTTTTGCAAGAAGTGCAGTTAGACTGGTAACTTTATTTGTTAAATCTTTGGTACTTGCCACCTTATACCGCCGCTCTGTAAGTATCTCGTGAGTAATACTTTAATATTGAATTAAAGATTGCTCTTGCTGCTTCTTTAACTGCTGGGTCTTCTGACGCCAACTGATTGATAATGCTCTCAACACGGGCACGATAATCTCGCTTAAGTGATGCTGCATTGTAAAGACTACGAACTTGGTCGCTCTTGGCAAAACTCATAAAGTCTTCCATAGCCTGAACCGCTGTCTTCATCTTAAGTCTGACGCCATCTTGAATATTAGTTGTTGGGTCTGACACCATCTGCTTTAGGCTACTAAGCATTGATTCTTCTGTAGCAATCTCATTACCGCCACCAGTAATAGCACCAAGTAACAGTGGATTAGACGCTAACAAACCCTTACGAGCCGCTGTTGCAGTCTCAATAATCCTTTTACGTTCTGAGATGTAAGTCTGCTTAGCAAGGGAATCTTTCTCCCATGATGCTATGTCGTAATAAGCCTGCTTATCTTCAGCAACTTGAACATCTCTGAAGTATGTTTCTAAGTCTTTATCCTTTAGAAGGTCTGCTGCTTGTAGCCAGTTGTAGATACCAGCATTAAAGTCTCCAGTATGTGGACCAAAGATATATGCTGCTTCGCCATAAGCGCCAATTAACTTCTTATTCTCAATAGCCCAGTTACGCATTTGAGTAGTCTTTGAGATAAGAACCTTAGTCTGCTTCTCATCACGGGCTACTGTATAAACAATCTTTCCTGGATACTGACCAGTAAAGATACTTAAAGATAGTTCATATGGGTCTTGAACATCGCTGCCGTATTTCTTATTAACAGCCTCATAGATATCCCAGAACTCATTACGCAATCCAGTGATACCTACATCAAGTAGATAGTCTGGAACATCTTTGCTTTCCTGAACAGATGCTGTTACTGGAGATATAAGACCAAGGATAGAACGCAATGCAATTACGTTATGTGCAGATGTACGAATAGCATTTAGATATTCATACTTCTCTTGGTCGCTAGCAGTAGGTTGAAGACTTAATCCATGGGCTGCATTGTAGGCAACAGCCTGTTGTGCAGCAGTTACTTCTTGTCTAGTCTTCTCATTGATAGGAAGAATGTTCCATAGTTTTAATAATGAACCAGGAACCAAAGCACGAGCAACGTCTACGTTGTCGCCCAAGTTTCCTAATGCAAAGTTATCAAAGTCTTGTGCTGCTTTCTCTGCGCCAGGAATAGGAACCCTACTTACTAAGTTCTTCATACCAATTACGCTAAGTGCTGCAATAGGACCGCTAAGCAAAGGCAAACCAGAATCAGGTGAGAATGATGGGTTTACGTTGCTTAACTTAAATGTAAAATCATTAAACATTGGCTGCTTATATTGACTTTCGCCAGTTAGAGCCTTGATGCTTGTATCAGTAGCCTTGAAGATGATGTTATCCATAGGCATCATGATGTATGGTTCACCATTCTGGTCTTCATGGAACATACCACTTGAAGATAATCCAAGGTGAGCAAGACGCATACGGTATAGAACTGTAGGAGATACATCCTTTAGGCGGTACAAACGGCGCCAGAAGTCCTCAGTTGCACGATAGAAACGACCAACTGTTCTTACCTCTACTGCAAAGTTAGAGCGAATAGATGGGTTATCTGCAAACTTTAATACAGTATCTGCTGCATCATTAAGGGCAATTTCAGTAAAGTGCTTGGCTGCCTGCTCTTCAACACGGTTGTTAAGACGAGCCATTGCCTTATCACCCTTCCATTTGGTTGGGTTTTCTGCAATCATTTTGGCTTTTAACTCACGAGCATAGGCTGCTTGAATACCTGAATATTCTTTACGTAGTCTTAGATAGGTAGTCATAACTGCTGGTTGACGTAGCAAACCATTGACTTGCTTATCCATTGATTCCATCATGGTATTACCAAGACGCTTAAATGCGCTATCAAATGTAGTTAAGTCTGGGAATTCAATACGGGTTTGAATTAAACCTGATGGTTGATATCCCTTTGTCAGTTCATCAAACTGCTTAAAGTCAATCATCTGTGCAGCCTTTTGCCACTTGCTGCCAATCTTCCACTTACGCATACCCTCTGCTTGTTGCGCTTTTTCTTTAGCAACTAGGGCATTGTAGTTAGATTTGATTGCATCATATAGACCTTGGTTGTAACTCTTAGGTCCACCATGGAAGTTATCTCGCATATCCATGAGCATGCGCTCTAAATGGACACGAGCAATATCAAAATCTGACTTACCTTCTTGGCGCATAAATACTGAATCACCAAAGAAACTATTAAACTTTTTAACAGCATCTATGTTCTGCTCAGTTACTTGCCAAACATCATCTACCTTCTTCATACCAAGGTAGGTATACATATCATCCATAGCCTTGGAGAAGTTCTCAGGTGTCTTTAAAGCACCATGATTAAAGAATGCAATAGCAGGTGCTACTCGGAAATCATCTGCAATCTTTAGTCCTCTACCATGTTGGCGAGGTGTAGCAAAACGGATATACCAGTTGTCATAGTGAGCAAGGGTTACATACTCTGGGTTAGCATCACGAAGTTTCTCTACTGCATACTCTTCGTATTTAGTTCCAGACTTTAATCCCTCGTTCTTAACAAGGTCATCAATTTCTTTTTCAGAAAGATTCTTACCTTCATACTTCTTGCGTGCCATCTTGCGACCAACAGCATTTAAAGCATTAGATAGTTCGCTAAGGTTAATCTGATTATTTCTAATAACTTCATCAAAGGATGAACCCAAAGAACTTCTAGCAGCAACTGAACTAGCCATTGTGTTCAGGATATCTGGATTGAAAATCATTGCTTCATTCCAGTGCTGCATAGCCTCTGGACCTAGTTTTTCTGGCAAGAAAATCTTTACACGGTCTGCAATAGCCTGATTAATTACTAGATGTTGAACCTCAGCAGGTGAAACACCAGCCTGTTCTGCAAGTTGTTCAATGATTTTATTGCGTTCATCTATGCCAAGGTACTCAGATGATGGACCTTTACCAAATAACTTGCGTAATGTGCTACCAATTGGACCTTCTGCTGCACTACTACCAGTATAAGCAGCACTAGCACGACCAGTTTTACGTCCTTGACCTTTAGCAAAGTTTAATAAGTCCCTACCAGGTGCGGTAAGTGCATACATAAAGCCTTCGTCAATAGCGGAACGAATACCTAAACGTGGGAAAAGTGTAAACACAGACCAGAAATCCGTAAAGTCTTTAGCAAACTTAGACTTAGTTGCACCTTGTGCAGCCTTAATAAGGCTTTGCTTTGACTTTATCTCATTTGCTTTGAGTGCAATCTCTTCCAAAGGAAGTGGACCTACACCTCTTGCAATCTGTGATGGTTGAATTGCTCCAGAACCCTCAAGTAATGCTGTGTCATTTTCATACTTAACTGTATCTTTAGAAAGAAGTCCAGCAAACTGGTCATCAACTTCAGTTCTAACTGTAGTTGTAAAGCCAGCACGTCCATTGTGAGTCTTCTTTAGGTATTCCTTCATGATTGCTTCATCAGTAATACCAGCACGCTGCATAATTGCTGCGTAAAGATTACGCATTACCACAATCTGCTCATCTTCAGTAGATGCTAAAAATTTTTGTGCTACAAAATCTGCCATATCACGGTCAAGAACTAAGCGAGCATAGTTGCGAACTGTATCAATTGTCTTGATTGCATCATCGCCAGTTAATACTGCTTGTCCTGCTGGGTTGCGGGCTGCCATTTTGCCTGCCCACTTACCAAATGCATCTACTTTATTTTTAAGTCCCTTAATATCTTTTTCTTGCTTTGCAAATTCTACAATCTGTGGGTTTACAGCCTCATCAGATTTACGTCCTGCAGTTGAAAGAATATCCCATGCATCAGAACCCTTTACCTGTAGTTCTTCTGCACCACGCTTTACGTTAAAGAAGTTATCAGCACTAACAAAGGCTTTATCAAAGGTTGCTTCTAAGAAAGATTCAAGACCACGAGTAAGACGGCGGTCTGCACGAGCAGTAACTACGCCATTACGGCGATATGTCATACCATCTAAGCGACCAGAAAGTAATAGATGCACGTTAGATGCTTCAGAAAAAACATCTTCTGCTTTTTCAGCATTAAACATTTTTTTCTTAGCAAAGAAATCTAGTGCCTCATCATTGTTGTAGCCAGGAAAACGTCTTCCAATTTCACGGCGAACAATTGCTCTCTCTGCTTCTGTCTTTGTAGAAGCGAGACGCTCAATCTCTGGACCAAATTGCTCATCCCAAAGTTTGATAACACCTTTATCTTTAAATACTTGAGCAACACCAGCAGCGACATCATCGCCAGCCTTAGTTACAAGTTCTGCTAACTGTGTTCCACGAGTTACAGCCTTGCTAGTTCCACCAGTAATCCAAGTAAGTGGGTCTATAGCAAGTTGATAAATAAAATCAATTACACCTGAAACATTTTTAGTAGTGCCGTCAATATAATCGCCAACAAGACCACCATTTTTAGGTGGCTTTCTATCAAAGATTCTAGCAATATCACGACCAGGGCTAAACTGTGCATACTTAGCAGCATCCATTACCTGCTTAAATGCATCTGGATTATTAAATGCTTCTTCAACAGCAGCGGTAATCTCTGGAGTTAAATCTCCATATGCTTCAAGAATTTCTCCAGGCTTCTTGCCTTCAAGTAATCCCTTTGCTACATAAATCTTTGCTTTACCAAATGTATTTTCAGCCTCAGCAATTGCTTGGTTGTCATATAGGTCTCTGCCGTCCCAAGCATCATCCCAAACTTTCCAATCAAAAATGCTTTCGCCTTGTGCTACCTGACGAGCAACCTTGTATGGTTGATTAATAACACGGTTATATGCGCCAGCAACTTTAAACAATCCAATAAGTGGGCTTGCAAGTAGTTTGCCAGTAAATTTTAAAGCGCCTAAAGCACGGTCACCAAAATCTGGTGGCTGTTGCATGTACTCAGCATCGCCAAAGAATGATTTCAAACCTTCTTGAGCATTAGGGTCAAGGGCTTCAAACTCTTTACGTGCATCATTAGATGACATCTGAGTAAGTTCTTTATTCTTTTTAACAGCCCAAGACATTTGTTCAACTTGAGTCTGTTCTCTAGCAGTTAGATTTGCTCTAGTTGCTGCCTGATAAAGTGTAGGTGACGCTTCAGCGACAATGGGTTTTAAAACTCTCACTATGCGCTCCTAAATAAACTTTGAAAGAATAAGTTCTACTTCGCCTGTATCATCAAACATTGCTACTTTTGCAATAGTATCTCTAGGATTTGATTTATAACGTGGCAAATCCATCATTGCTTCTGAACCAGGACCAGGTCCTTTATCAATACCAGCAGTTCCTGGCTCTTCTGGAAACATAGTTGGTGCATCTAACGGAACAACATTTACTCCACCCATTGAAGGAAATGGATTTCCTTGCATAGGTTCTTTTACTTGGTTGTCGTAAGTTTGCTGTCCTTGTCCATAAGGTAATCCTGGGATGTATGTTGCTGGCTGGGTTGGTGACCCGTCAGTGCGCTGACTAAGACTTCCAGGACCAGATACTGGTGCTGGGTTATTAGGTTGTTGGTATCCACCTTTGCCTGCCATTTAATCCTCATCCTCTTCTGTTTCTTCTTTAGAAAATGTTTCATTGTCGTATTCTTGAGCGCATTGAATCATTCCATATGCGTTCCAAGGCGTCATAGCCTCGCTTACCTCTGTATGTAAATATCGTGTTCCCCCATAATCTGCCCACTCGGATATTAATACCCAGTTGATGCAAACAAATTCTTCATTGGTTTCTTGTTCAACTAAGAAACGTAATGCGTCTTCAACTTTTTCTTGGAATTTATTACTCATGCGTACTGCGTCCTAACAATAACTGGCAGCGCAGTATGTATGTCCCACTTTGCTGCAATCTCAATTGCTGTTGTTACAGCAACTTCCGCATCTTCTGGTGAGAAAGGTAAACCTCCGTGGCAATAACTCTCCATAACGCCAAGGGCAATGTCACCACCGCTCCCAGAAAAATAAATACCGTTAATATCACGGTCCCAAGAATAATCTTCAAAGACAGGGTAAATAACTCCACGGACAACAATAATAAATGACGAATCGTGTTCGGCAGCATCCCCGTCTTCTTTCATATCGTAACCAGCGTCAATAAATGCTTGACGCATTTGTGGAATAAACTTTTGTGTCATGAACTTATCTAAGTTCTCATTTACCGTTGGCTTCGGTGCTTTCCAACCAAACTGTAAAATATTAGAACCACGGCTAGAACCAGAACCCGCAATTAAGATTCCATTGTTTTCAATAATCTTATGTGTTGCAAGATTCATTGGACGACCACTATCGTCAGATGAACGAGAGTCACATCCAATAACAGCCCAGCCATCACCCTGTATAGCAGCAAGTGTTGTCATCGTCCCCTCCTTGCTTATCTACGTACGGATGTTCTTGCGCTTGCGCTTGCCTTACCACCTGATGTTAAAGATGCTAATAGTGTTTGAATGTCTGGTCTGCCTGCGCCACCTTGAGGTGGAAGAGCGCCTCCCACTGGTGCGGCGGGAGCAGGGGACATTTGCTCAACCTGAGGTGCACCAGCAGGAGGTTGTTCTGGAGTGAAGACCTCGTTGATAGCGTCTTCAATACTTACACCCTTTTGACGTGCCTTGATTACATCTGCAATTTGTTTAACCAAACCAGTTGGGTCTTGTCCCTGTGTAATCATCTGAGGAATTGCTTGAGCAGTTGCCTGTAGTGCGCCAACCAAAGTGTTACGCATTTCTTCTACTTCAATTTTTTCTTGTTCCATAGTTACGTTAATTCCAAATGGAAGTTCACGCATTGCCATATCACGGCTAATTAACTTACCGCCAAGGGCTTGCAACATAAAGATAAGTCCTTGTGCTGGGTTAAGTCCTGCCAACATTCCATAACGAACATCGGCTGAGTAATCCTTTTTAATATCCTTTGATGGTAGATATTGAAGGCTAAACGGTGAGCCTGCATCTACGCCACGAATTGTCTTCTCGTAGTTAAAGAACATCTCATCAATCATGAAGCAGAGAGAAAGAACTTCCTTTAGAGAAGAAGCAAAGATTGCTTGAGCAGATTTAACTTGTGTATCAAAACCACCCATAAGCGCTTGAACGCCTTGTCCCGTGATGATTGATGCATCAATGTTTCCAGTACGTCCCTCTGGATAACGTGTACCAGTACGAAGTTCTGCCTGTAGTATTGATTGTTCAGTGAATGCTCCAGGTGGAATATTGAGGTCCACACGGCGCACACCTGCTGGAGAGTTGGTGCGAATAATCGCATCTCCACCAAGTTGTAGTTCCTGCACATCGCTTGGAACAACGATTGGTGCTTGTACAGATTTCTCTGCTGCTTCCATCGCAAGTAATGCGAACCTATTACGAAGCAGTTGAATACCTAATACATCATCAAATTGTCCACGCATCTCGCCATCTACTGATGGACGTTTTGCTACAACAACCATCATCTTGCCAATTGGATTAGGCGCAGATGATAGAACTAGGTTGTGACGTTCTGGCATATAAATTAAAGATTGGTCTTTATCGTAATAACGAACAATCTCAACTTGAGCATGCAAGTCTTGCTTGTATCCTCTTTCGCCAAGAAGTTGTCCTTCAAACTCTGGGAACTGTGCAACCAATTCTGCAAGTGGAAGGGTATAGCGTTTAGCGAAGGCAATACAACGCCCATAGCGGTCAAACTCTGGGTAAGCCCCGATTGGACTTTCTATGCGTATGCGAGGTAAGCCCGCTTCTTCGTCTAATTCAATTATGAATGGGACGAAACCGAATGTGATGTACCAGTCTGCGCCTGTGTACATCTGTACTTGGAAATCAGAATGTATAAAATAGTTAGAAGCAATACGAGTTCTTTTATCAGCGAACTGGCGAGCACGGTCACTGACTTGATTCGCTGCAGAACAGTTAACGGCTGGCAGTGGTGCCATGACTTCTGACAAGTCTTTGGCAACGATGTCAATAAAGTTTGCGACAACATTTGCATCTACACCCTCTGGAAAAAATTCAGGATAAACTTGAGAGATTTGTCCTTTGCGGACAGCAAGAACGTCTTGGTGTCTACGGTCACGGTCTGCTGCACGCATACGTAAAGAATCAATACGTGCTGCAATCTGGTCAATAGTTAATGCCATTATGTTCCTATCCGTATATTTCAGCCCACTGTTCTTGGAAGGCTTCGTCTAAATTAACCACATATCTTTGTTCTCTTTGTGCTCTGGTTACCCAGCGATTATTAGCAAACTTAGTTAAGTTACTTGTCTGCTGCATAAACTCTCTAGCACGAAGCACTGCAAACCATAAAGCCATAACACAGTCAGTCTTGCCTCGTGTATTGGCTTTCCAAGTTATTAGTTGTTGAACTAAAGACTTAAGCCCCTCTGAATCAGATGTTGATGGAAGTTCGATTGTATTGTTGCCTTGAAACTTTCCATCTCGCATGGTGCCAAATAGCATTGACATAGATGCCACACCGAAATTTGTGTCCCACTTATTTTTGTTTGTATGATGGGCTTCAAGCCTTACGCCGTAGGTTGCGAGCCACTGGCGTAAGTCCTCATCTAATGAGTAAGCCTTTTGATGAGCGTTGATTTCAACACGAAATTCTTGTGGCTTATATCTACCAACAAGTTCTTCGATAGTGTTACGAATTTTTTGAGGATTCGGTTCGCTCATGTTTATGCAATCAAGTACATAAATTTTGCCGTCTGCTCTGTTAAAAGTTATAACTACAAAAGCAGCATTACCTGCCATAGCAGGGTCAAAGCCAATTATTGTGTAACCTTCAACCGCAGTCGGATGTCCCACCGCCCCTTGCTTCAAGGGACCACGTCTCCTAGTACCCTTGATACATGCTTGAATCAAGGCGGGCGGGAAGATGGAATCTTCTTCGACATCCTCCTGCTGATATACCAAAGCCCAAGTTGATGGAGTTACTTCGCCTCTGCGCCGTTGTAAAGTTTTGCCATCCCACTTTGGATATAAACCATCTTCATCAGGTATGTCTTCATCGCCATCCCATGGCGCATCAGACTTAGCCCAAAGTGTTACCCACTTAGCGGGGTCTTCGTCATACTCTAAAACTGCTGGCATACCCATGTAGGTAAAGGGACACTTACCCCCAGACCAATACTTGGGTTCTCTTAACTCTCTATAAAAATCTGTGGCAGCAATTCGTGTGCCAACGATAAGAAGTTTACCGTTCTTACCTAGACGGGTAATAACTTCTTTTTGTAGCCAGTCAATTTGCTTTTCGTACTCATGGGCGTTAGCGGTAGTAATGCAGTCATCAAGAATGATGAGGTCAGCACGGGCACCGTAAATCTGTCCACCCATACCTAGTGCCTGAAGGGTAGGGTCCTTTTCGCTTGAGTTTCTCGCATCACTCCCAAGGTAGACGGTGTCAACTCGCCAAGTATCAGAGTCATCTTTCCAGCCACCTTCTGGTCCATAAGTTGTTTGCAACTTAAGCCAGCGAGGGTGGGATAACCGTTGCTTGATTGCGTACACGAATTCTCGTGCTTTGAGTAACGTCTTACTTACCACGATAATGCGGACGTTAGGATTGAGAGCGATACGATAAGTTGAGTAGTTGACGGTAATGACCGTGCTCTTAGCATGCTCAGGGGGCACGTTGATTAATAGTCGAGATTGTTGCCCTTGCTCATACTTCATTGAGGGGTGCAGCCATGAAGGCTCTCTACCCTCTAGTAGGTCAATCCAATCTTGGTGATGTGGAAAAACCTTTTGGTCCAAAAAAATTTCGGAGAACTGGGGAAAGGAGATTTCATCCTTTGCTATTCCCAGCGCTTTCACAGATTTGTTTTTGGCGTCCTCTTTAGCCTCAGCCAAGTCAGCGGCAAATTTTTTATCTCTGAGCATCCAGATTCTGACCGTATCTGGTTTTTTGCCACAGAGTTCCATAGCCTTATGAGGACTATGTCCTTCAGCCACAAGGGCTAAAACCTTAGCCTTGGCATCAACCATAGCCTCAGTTCTGGGGTTATTAACCCCTTTTTGAAAAGTCACAGAACTGTCCCATCCTCTATCTGTAATTGTTAATTACACAGTTTGTAACAGACAGTAGATACAGTCTGTAACAAAAGCCTTCGAGGCTTTTTAGTTAACTGGGCAGAAACCTGCCCCTATATAGTATTAATCCGTTCAACAGCCCATTCCGAACGGTGCAAAGGAATATATTTTTTTCCTTTGCCCAAAGCAGCCCAAAAATAGGTATAAATTAGGACATATAGTACTACTGTAACGGGTGCACTGTTGTACCAGAAAATATTGGATAGTGATACTACTACGCTATTAGAAGCAAATTAAACAGTCTAGGGTCGATGAATCGACCGCTATCCTGTTTAATGCTGTCGCTCTGTACTGTACAGACTGGAGCGCTACGGGCTACAGTCTTCACGGCGCTACCAGACAGCGCCCCAGTACAGGCTAACTATTTTGTTCTATATAAAAAATAGTTTCAGCCTTGGCAGTGAGTCATGCAGGCTGTCTCAGACATGCCGTGTCAGCATTGCATGCAGCCACGCCCATGCTGTTGAGCCATCAGCATTTAGTTTTTTCTGCTGCGGGCTTAACAAGGTTACTCCCTTGTTTTCCATTATCAAGCAGGGCAAAGCCCAGCGCTCAGCCCGTCAGCGTTTCACGCAGCCGTGCTACTGGCTGTATAACTCTTGCTGAATTTTGCCAGCAAAATTACATCAAGACTTAAATTTGCCTTGTGCTTGACAAGTGGAAAAAAGTTCCCACGCTGTGCGGAGTGTCCGCATTTCATGCCGCCACTCCCGCCGCGGGAGCCAAGCCAAAATCAGCCCGCAGACAGTGGGCACTCACTACAAACAAAGGATAAAAAATGAAAAAAGATGAGTTCGTGCCAAACGGAATCAACATCACCAATCAGTGCTACAACTGCCTACTAATTGATGATGTGTGTACCGACTGCCAAGATTCACGGGACGCCCGTGATACAAACAACGCTTGGCAGATTGTAGACGAAGGCAACCTTCAGTATCCTCGTCCAATCTCCATCCAATCGGTCGAGCCTTCTGCTCACGATTGGATAGGAGCCTTCACCATCCAAGATGACGGAACCATACGAGAGGAGTTCTTAGAACCTATGACTCTCCTCTCTGACCGTATCTTCGACCTTGATGTAGAGATTCCCCCTCGCTACACCATCTGCACTCAATGCCACTATCAGGTTCATATTCAAGTGGCATGTCCAAATTGTGAAACAGTATCCAACTAACTAACAACGGGATTGCCCCCAGCACCCTGTGCCTTGGGGGCAACCCGCCCACAACAACTAAAGGAGACAGAAATGAACGCAATAACAATCACAGGTAACATCAAGAATATCCAACTTCGTGGCAAGTCAGAGCGTAAAGTTTTGACAGGCAACTTAGTGCAAACAGGAATCATTAATGAGTGGGGCAAGGTAGGTTGTATCGCAACAATGCCATTGGTATTCCTAGATGATGAGGTTGCAAAGAAAGCACAAGAACTTCAGAAAGATGAGAACGGTGCAACAGATACCGTCAAGATTTCAGGACGAATTGTGACTCGCTTTGACCGCCGTCCAGGTGTAGATAACGCAGAGCGTTATGCACCTTACACACAAATTGAGGTTCACTCAATCGCTTAACAAATCAGGTGGGTGGGGGGCTTCGGCTCTCCACTCACCTCTCTTTTTTTTCGGCGCCGCTGTAACTACAACGGAACTATACAAGTCCACTAGTAAATCAAAGGAGACAAAATGTTTACACTGTTAGATGTAACCAAAATCAAAGAACGACTATATTCAGTAACATCATTGCCGTGTCCACATTGTAACACAACTGTTACATTAGAGATAACAGGCGAACAGTTATGGCAATACAATAATAATTTTTCTATCCAAGATGTATTACATAACATTGATATACCAGTGCGTGAAAGATTCATGACTGGTATATGTGGAGACTGTTGGGATAAACTATTCAATCCAGATGAGGAGGAATAATGAAATACAAAACAGGAACTATAGCAATATTCCAAGACGAGGAAAAATACTATTGCGTTGAAGTATTCCCCGACAATAGAATAACTTTAAAGATTAAAGAGAATGGTTGGAGTGATACCTGGTCACTACCAGTAGAGGAGAAATCATGGTAATAACAGCACTAGATTTAGTAGCAATCACAATTGCTATGGCTAGTAGCATCACAGTAATGATTCTATTTTGGCGTCAGAACATGGCGCTGCAACGGGATAATATGAATCTGCGTAGACTACTAAGAGTTGAGCGTGAGAAAAATGTTATCCGAAACTGATTACTATTATGACCCAGATGAAGCATATGATAGACAACGGGAGGCTAAAGTGTATAAAGAAAGAACATGTTGCAAATGTGAAGCAACAATAATGGTTAGAGAATTAGATGAAGGACCATCCTTTTACTGCACTCCATGTGCATGGTCAAAAGTTGGCTATACATACACCCCTGATTACACTCCAGATATGGAGAGATATCTATGAGTGAACCAGCCTGGCTAGATGGAGACAATGCAGCCAGGGGTATTGACCCCATCTGCGATAACTGTGACAATAGACATGATGAAGATAGTAGTTGTGTAGATACGGAACCAGACAGGATGTGGGGTGATGAAGAATGAGCAGAGAGTTTATGGAAGTAGCGGAACTCAACGAGTCAGTTGAAAGGGCTATCCTCACACTACGGGCAGCCAATGATGTACTCAACGAACTACTAGCAACAGGAAGGATATATGTAAATGATATTCCCGATGACGCCTCTTGAGTCATGGCTATTTATCATAGGTTTATTTACCTTGATTGGCTATGTGATTAAGAAGTTCTTATGAAAAAAATACTCGCAGTAATAACTGCATGGTATTTAACATTCACTAGTCTTTGGCATGTTCCAAGTGATGCATATGTCGTAGCAACAGCCGACAAAATATGTGAGAATCCAGCATATGCAAAACTAATATGGACTAAGGCTTTATCAAAAGCCTATGCCAAAATTCAAATGAATACCTTCTATCCAGAATGGAATACATCTGAATACAAAGCGCTGATTAAATTATGGGGTAAAGAATCAGCGTGGAATCACGAAGCACGGAGCAATACAAGTTCAGCATTTGGTATTCCACAACTGTTGAACTTAGACCCTGCAACCCCAGCCCCGCTGCAAATTGAGCGGGGGCTGGCGTATATCAAACACCGTTACGACAAACCATCAATTGCATGGGCGCATTGGCGCTCATACGGTTGGTACTAACTAGAAAGGGAGACAGATGGCAAGAGGAAATAACAGAACAATCAATGTCAAAATACCTACAGTTAAGGTAATCAAAGCATTGGAAACTAAGTTAGCACAGATAAAGGCTGACTATGAAAAGCAAGATGAGAACGAAGCAAAGTATGAAAAGCAAATGGAAACTTGGAAAAAACAAGTTATGAAATTTGCTATTGCTAATATCTCTGATGCTCAAAATCTACGCACTAATTATCGTGCATGGACTGGTAATCTTAATGTTGATTTTGATTTGAATGTAAAAGAATCAGACTTTCCTAAAGAACCAGAACGCAAATTTGAATCAATAAATATCCATGCATATAATGAAATGGTAGAAGAGATTGAGAATGCTATTCGTATTCTTAAACTTACTGAAGAGGAAGTGGTGTCAACATCAACATACAATTCAATAGCCAGATATTTATAACATCGGGCGCCGCCAACCAGGGCGGTGCGCCCTCTAAAAAAGGAGACAAAATGATAGACCTAGATGTACTTCGTACTGAAGTTGATTCAGCAATTGCATCTGTTGAATACAACCCAAATGATAGAAATACTAATGTTCGTATTGTTGAGGACATTCGTAATGCTATTACTCAATTGGCAGATGGAGTTATTCCATCAGTCCAACACATTGCTGAAGTAGCAGTTGCTACTAACGAGAACATACAAATCCGTGACTTTCTAATGGGAGTACAATTAGAAAAGAACATTGATTATGTAGGTGCTTATGTATCTTTGCTTGGTAATGCAATCAAGAAAGATAAAGTTATTCCATTGGCTACAGTATATTGTGGTTTACTATATCAAGTAGGAGAACAGGAAGATGCAAAAGAATTCCTTTCTCATGTATTAGAACTAGACCCAGAATATTCCCTTGCACTATTACTTCGTAGAGTATTTGCTGCAAACTGGGAGCCAACATCTTTTCAAAAGATGGCAGAAGAACTACATGAAAAAGTAGTAGCAGGTATCTATGGACCACAGGAGGCAACTAGTGACAACAGCAGTTCCAACTAAAAACAAATCTGCATTTGTGCGTAGTGGCACAGCAGTAGAAGCAACATCAGCCAGTGATGTAGCCCGTCAAGCAGGTCTTGATTGGACAGTATCATTGCATGATTTATCAGCCAATTATTTAGTGCCAGGTAATGAGAGTCCAACACTCTTGCCTGTCAAAAATAAATTAGCAGTTGTAAAAACAACGGCATTAGGTGAGACGACTACTGTTGGTGTAGTTGGTAAGCGATACCAACCATTCCAAAACGGAGAAGTCTTTTCATCTCTTGATGCAATCATTGATTCAGGTGAGGCTCGCTATGCAGCAGCAGGTGAATACGATGGTGGTGCAAAAGTATGGATGCTATTGCAGTTGCCTAATGAAATGGAAATCAAAGGCGACCCACACGCAGCATTTATCCTAGCCAAAACCAGCCATGATGGTTCATCATCTGTGATTATACGCCCAGTAATTGAGCGTTTGTTTTGTCATAATCAGATTAATAAAATCTATCGTGGCAAAAATCAAATGACATATACATTACGCCATACAACTAATTCAGTTCTTAATCCTCAAGAAATTAAACAAATTATGCAATTGACTTATACATCTATGGAAATGTATACGCAGTTATCTACTGTTCTATTAGAGCGAGAGGCTACCCGTGAGCACGCAATCAATTACTTCAAGAAAGTATTCCCACTCCCAAGTAAGGTGGAACTCTCACCAATTGAACTCCTTAGCAAAGGAGAAAAGAGTATGCGTAGCAGAGCATTCGCTGCTAGAGATAAAGCATTCTCTATTTACAATGACTCTCCAACACAAGAGAATATCCGTAACACAGAGTTCGGATTATGGCAATCAGTCATTGAATACGCAGACCATGGTAATCAGCGTAAAGACGCCGCCATTGCGACAATCAGTGCCCGCAATGACGGCTTGAAGTTGCGAGCACTAGAACTACTATCAGTATAGGAGACAGTAATGGGTAGCAATACAGCCTATGAGTTAGCAGAAAATGTTATTGATATTAAACAATCAATATACATTCATCTAACAGGCAATCATTATCCACCAGTACCACCAACCATGGTAGAGCCTTGCATTGAGGCTATCTATTCAGCATCAGATGGAGATTGGGACAAGTTAATTAAACTACCATCTGGTATTACATGGAAAGGACAAACCTGTGCACCAGTTAGTGCAATTGTTCAAGCGCATCACCTTGATGCGTGGATTGATTCGGAAGAATAGGAGACAGAAAATGACCGAACAATTATCAGTTACAGTAGAAGGGGCTACTTACTATCATACAAGTGAGTCGCTTGCAGCATTAATTAAACAAGCAACAGAAGATAAAGCAGCCCTTAATAAAATAACAGAAAGATACAATGAAAAGTATCAGTTAGTTCAAAGAATTCGTGGTGATGTATATGAATTGTTCTCATCTAACTATAGTTCTGGAGATGAAGATATAACTTTATCTGTAGAAGATATCAATGAGTTGCTTAGAAGTATTGGCGCAGATAAACTTAAAAGAAATTGGTCTGCAACAGTACAAGTATATCTTACTATCACAGGTATCGAAGCATCTAATCAAGAAGAGGCTACCGAGATTGTTGAAAACAATATTGAGGTATCTTATTCAGAAGATGGCGACCTATTTGTAGATGAGATAACTGTTCAGGAAGTTACTCCTGAGTAATCTTCGCACCACCTGGAATGGGTGATTTGTGATGGTGGGTGGTCCCGCTACCAGCGAACACGGGACATTATAAAGTAGCGCCTTCCGTCCTTTGTGTGCTATCTTTATAACCAATTGAAGCGGGTCAGAATTGCTGTCTCCTTTTTGACCCGCTTCATACCTAACAGGAGACTAGGATAATATGACAACAGAAATAGAACGAGATAGATATGGACGACCTATGGTTGTTCCACCTAAAGGTAAAAAACCAGTTGCTTATACACGGGCTACTACAATTGCAAACAGTTTAGATGATGCATCAGCATTAGTTGCATGGAAAATGCGAATGACAGCACTTGGTTTAACAACACGACCAGATTTATTATTAGCAATAAGTGCTGCGGGCGAAGACAAGAATTTAATTAATGCATACATTGAAGAAGCAATGGACCATGCAGGTGCTAGCAAAGCAGCAACTATTGGTACAGCAATACATGCATTAACAGAACGGTTAGATTTAGGACAGGACCTTGGTGCGGTACCAGACCAGTGGCTTCCTGATATTAAAGCCTACGAACAAGCAACATCTATATTTAATAAAATATTTATTGAACAGTTTTGTGTTTATGATAAAGATAAAATCGCAGGTACTCCAGATAGAATTGTTGAGTACAAAGGCGAACGGTTCATTGCGGATTTAAAAACAGGACGCATTGACCATCCACATAATATTGCTATGCAGTTAGCAATCTATGCTCACGGCTTGCCGTATGACCCAGCCACGGCAACCCGTGGTACTTGGGGAGATGTCAACCAAGAGAAGGCAATCATAGTTCATCTACCAGCAGGAACAGGTAACTGCAAATTAGTATTTGTAGATATCAAAGAAGGTTGGAAAGGTGTACAGTTTGCACTGCGAGTAAGAAAGTGGCGAGACCAAAAGGGTCTTGCTACTCCACTAGAGTAAGGAGAATATGTGCCTAGCACGGAAGCACCTATAAGCATCAATCTAAAATCAGCAGGTGGTACAGGTATCACACTGCGAGGAGAAACTGCAGAACAGTTTGCAGATATGATTGCAAACGGCATTCATATTATTGCTGATGCAGTCAAAGAAGTTGAGACTGCAATCAAAGGCGTAAGTCCTGCAATGTCAACACAAGATATCGCTGCTAGTTTAGGCGGTAGTATCATTAACGAAAGTCCAGTAACACAATCTATTGGTGGGCGTAACTGTCCACATGGAAGAATGACTGCCATTCAAGGAATGGGTAAAGATGGGAAACCATATAAGGGTTACTTCTGTCCAGCACCAAAAGGTGCATTTGATAAGTGTAAGAACCAATACGTACTTGTTACCAGTCCAGACTGGAATACATTCGTACCAGATTCGGTAAAGTGAAAACACTTAGACGCTCAATTAACAAAGCAGAAGTGGGTGGCGAACCATTGCCACCCGCTTTTGCGGCATTTGAACGGGCTGGAATTATTCTGCGTAGAGCAGAGGTAACAGTTATTGCTGGCACTCCAGGTGCAGGTAAGTCATCTATTGCCCTTGCTATAGCAGCCCGAACAAAACTACCAACTCTTTATTTCAGCGCAGATACAAACGCACATACAATGGCTATGCGATTAGTTGCTATGGCAGGTAACATGTCACAGCAAAATGCAGAACAACTATTAAAGAAAGATGCAGAAAAAGCACACGAACTTTTGTTATCTAACAATCATTTGTTTTGGTCTTTTGAATCAACACCAACACTTAAAGATTTAGATGATGAAGTATCAGCCTTTGAAACTGTGTGGGGCAGAAGTCCTACTCTAATTGTTGTAGATAACCTAATGGATATAGCAATGGATGGGCATGAAGAGTTCCACGGTATGCGAGCAGCAATGAAAGAACTAAAGTATCTTGCTCGTGATACTAACGCTGCACTACTGGTACTGCACCATACTAAAGAAGGCTTTGAAGGTTATCCTTGCCAGCCACGGTCAGCAATCCAGGGTTTAGTCAATCAAATTCCAGCAATGGTGCTAACTATTGGGCAAATGAAACAAGGTGATGATACTTACCTATGCGTAGCACCAGTCAAGAATAGATATGGCAGAGCAGACCAAACAGGAAACAACTATGTAACTCTTGCATTTAATCCTGAGTCTATGTATCTAGAAGATGTTATCGTTAGATACCAACAGGAGGGAATGATGTGAGCAATCCACGCAAAGCAAAAGGTTCTAAAGCAGAAGCAGATGTAGTTAAATGGCTAAAAGTAAACGGTTTTCCATATGCAGACCGCAGAATCGCAGGAGCACAATTAGATAAAGGTGATGTAAGCGGTGTCAATGGAGTAACTATTGAAGTAAAAAACCATATTCGTATGGACCTTAGTGCGTGGATAAAAGAATTAGAAGTAGAAATAAAAAATGATAGTGCTTGGACAGGAACAGTTCTACACAAACGGAAAGGAAAGACCGATGTTAACGAATGGTATTGCAGTATGCCAGCCTATATATGGTTGGACCTTATTCATAAGGCTATGAATGGACAATCAAAAGCATAGTATTGCTGAGTACTTAGCGTACTTAGGCGCCGCCTTGCCGCAACAGGGGCACGGCTGGCGCAAAATAAAATGTCCCTTTCATCAAGATTCACATGCATCTGCTGGTATAAACTTTGATGAACAAAGATTTAAATGCCACGGATGTGGTGTCAGTGGTGATGTTTATGATTTAATTATGGAACGGGAAGGAGGCACTTACATTGAGGCTATCAAATTCGCAGAGAGCATTTCTCTTACAGGCAACAGAAACATACAAAGCAAGCATTCATCTGGGGAAAGATTACCTAGCGAGCCGAGGGTTATCGGTAGAAGAAGTTCAGCGATTTCATCTGGGAGTAGTAGAACATCCACTTCCAGGTCACGAAGGCTATACGGGTAGATTAGCAATTCCATATGTAACACCATCAGGTGTAGTTGATATTAGATTTAGAACTATGTCAGGTGGTGACCCTAAATATATGGGAATGCCAGGGGCTAAGACAACAATGTTTAACTCACAGGCAGTACTAACAGCAGACGGATACATATGTGTCACCGAAGGTGAGATAGATTGTATAACTGTAGTTGCTAAAACAAATCATCCATCAGTAGGAATACCTGGCGCCAATAATTGGAAACCATACTATTCTAAAATATTAGATGATTTTGAGACAGTAATTATCCTTGCTGATGGTGATGCTGCAGGATTAGAGTTCGGCAAAAAGATTAGCCGTGAATTAGGAAATGCAAATATAGTTCAGATGCCAGAAGGGCATGATGTGAACTCGATTGTTTTACAGGAAGGGATTGGATTTATTGATGAGCGAATCAGAAGAGTCATTACTTAAAGAAGATATCTGGGAGTATATAAAAGACAACCCTAGATTAATTGGTATTCCTTTATCAGATAATAAAGGATTGGATATCTTAAATGCATTGCGAGATATCTGGGAACTAAAGACAGTTGAAGCAAAGAACTCAGGGCTTAAAGTCTTGGCTGAAGTTATGTTGGCAGCAGCAGAAGGCAAAGGCAATCAGATAGTAGAAGAAGTCCTAGTGCAAGAAGCAATGATAGATATAGACGATAACTTAAGGGTGGTGCTAGATGAAGGACAGTAGATACGCAGCAGATATAACAGATGAACTATTAGACATTCTTTATAAAAAGCATCAGGACTACGGTCCACTAAACATAGCCCATGCTCCAGGCGGTGCATTAAATGGGCTAAGAGTTAGAATGCATGACAAGTTAGCCAGACTTAATCACTTAGTTGATAATGGCGACACGCCAAACTACGAAACAATAGAAGATACACTGGTTGACCTAGCAAACTATGCCATAATCGGACTTATGGTACAAAGAGGTCAATGGGCAGGCATTGAATCAGGCAAGGGCTAGGTATTTTTTTAATGAACGACTCATATACGGAAGAATACGAGTCGCTTGTTGCTGCCCTAGCAAGTGAGTACAACAGGAAATATCCAATGGTTGAACGGGTAGACATAGCCCAGACATTGTGGCTATGGTTTGTTACACACCCAGTTAAGTTTAAAGAATGGTCTACCCTTGAACCAAAGGATAAAGAAAAGTTAATTGCAAAATCTTTGCGTAATGCTGCATTAAAGTATTGCGAAAAAGAAAAAGCCAAGACCAGTGGCTACGAATATATTGATATATATTATTATAACAGTGCTGTCATAGAAGCATTCTTGCCATCAATTATTTCCGAATCATATGAAATCCCTACTAAGATTAAAGACCTTGCTCAAACAGTAAGCAGGTCAGAGGTATCAGATGGAAACAATTGGCTAGTCTTAAGGTCAGATATTGCAGCAGCCTATTACAAACTATCAGAGGCAAAGCAAAAAATTTTACAAGCCAGATTTACAACGGAATTAGGCGAGTGGAGTGATGTAGCAAAGGAACTAGATACAACAGCAGATGGTGCACGAATGAAAGTTCAGCGTGCAATTGCATCTTTAATTAGAAATCTAGGCGGATGGCGTCCTGAATCAGATGAAGATGTCTTACCTAAAAAGAAAGACGAATATGAATCAGGAGAGTAAACACATTAGGGAATTGCTACACCCTACTGATTATTCAAAGGCAATGGACCTACGTGGTCAAACACTAGGTACTACCTGTGTCTGTGGTTGCGAAGTCTTTATAGCCCTTATAGCCTTTGATGAATACAAGGAGATATCTTTTTATTTCCTAGATGGAGAGTGTGCTAACTGTGGTTCAATGGTTACTCTTCCATATCCAGATGACGTTGGACCAGATTGTGATTAACTATGCCATCATATGATTTTAAATGTAATGCATGCAAAACAATAATTGAGATAAACGAAAACATTGCACCGCCTTGCCCTACTTGCGCTGCAGTTATGGTTCGTATATGGTCTGCACCAGCGGTAAAGTTTAAAGGAACTGGCTTCTATTCAACTGGAGGTTAACATTAAAAGACTACGGCACATATTCTGTTTTAGATATGCATGGGAAGTAATAGACCCACAAAAATCTTTTTGGAATCTTAAATGTACAAAGTGTGGTTATGAAAAGGAGATTACTTTTGAATGACTATCCGAAGTGGGAAGGAAGACCAGCGTGTGAAGGTATTGATACAGAGTTTTTCTTTACAGAAGGTAGTTATGACAACTTGCCAATGTTAAAAAGAATATGCAATAATTGTCCAGTAATACAGCAATGCTTTGATTACTCAATCAAGTATGCTGTCAGTGGTTACTGGGCAGCAACTACTGAAAACCAGAGAGAGGGATATAGAAAGTTGCATAATATAAAACCTAAAGCAGTAGTTCCCCTATCAGTTTACGAGATGGGTTAATGAGTAAGTTATCTGATTTTGATTTAGACCTTGCTGTTGGTCACGAAGGTGAGCAACTGGTAAGTGACTTACTTACTGGCGGTAAAACAATAGAAGTAAAGACAGATTTAAAATGGAAAGATACTGGCAATCTATATATAGAAACTGTATGCTGGTCACATAATAATGACGAGTGGTATGCATCTGGATTGTCAGCAACAAAGGCTGAATACTGGGCATTTGTTATAGAAAGTGGTGCTATATTGGTACCTACTGAAACCCTAAAAAAGGTAGTTGCACTACGAGGTAGGGCTATTACTTGTAACATCCAACCTAACCCAAGTAAGGGCTACTTGATACGGGTTGATGATATACTTGAAGGGTTAAAAGGTTTATAGGTAGCCTCCTATAAAGCAGAAAAGCCCCCGCTCTGGTTAGGGGAAGACCAGGACGGGGGTTTTCTATGTTCTATGGGGCTTGTAGCCCGTTTAAATGGGGTTAATTAGAGCCTTTGCCAAACTCAGTTGCCTTAGGGTCAAGCCATTTAAGGATTGGTGCGGCAATAGAGGCTACAAATGCAGCGACCAATGCCTTAGCATCAGTGTTGCCTGCCAAATAAACTGTCAATACAGATGCAAAAGCAGCACGTAGGTATGTGCTAGCAACTGCTAATACTTTTTCTTTCTTCATTACTTACTCCATTTCGGTGTACCAAAGCCAGCAATAAAGGGCTTTAGTTTTCTTTTATTATCTAAGCGGTATGCACGAATCTTCTGTGCAACTTCTCCACCATTTCTTTCACTGGCAGATTTCTTTTTGTCACCAGATGTGTTGCCTTCAATAGTAGTAACTGTTCCGTCACCATTATCTTTAACAACAATTCCAACATGGTCTACTGGATTACCACCCACTGCAAAATCAAAGAAGGCTAAGTCACCAGGCTTAGGCTTAGCAGTTGCTGCATTAGACCAAGCACCAATTCCTTTAAACTTCTCTGCGCCAAGGGTAGTAGATACCACATTAGGAATCTTTAGATTTACCTGTGCTGCTACCCACATACAAAAACTTCCACACCATGGCTGAAAGTTTGCTTTAGTAAAAGCACCATACTTTGTTTCATTATCTTTGGGTCCTTCAACATACCCAATTTCAGCCTTTGCTACTGCTAGAAAATCATCTACCTGATTCATGATGCTCCTATTTTTTTAATACTTGTAATACTAATTCTGTTAAGAATTCAACTTTATCGTCTAACTGATTGACCTTATCTTTTAAACTTGAGCCACCGTTGGGTTTAAGTTCTGTAAGATAATGTTTAACCATCCATCTAGTTGCTGTTGCTAGTGCTCCAATAAGGGTGGTTACGGCTACGGCTAATCCAGCCCAATCAGTAGGTGTCATTTTATACTGTCCTAATAGTTATCTCGAGTACTCCTCCAAAGCCATCAAACCTTTTGTCAGGCGGAGTCATACGTGTGAATGTGATTTGTTCAATAACTGCCTGCCGAGATTCGCCAGTAGTTAAGTCTTGCCAGGTAACTACGTCACCATTTTGTTCTAAGTCTTCTAATGTCTGGATTTTTGAAAAGGCTCTGCCTTCATAACCATACATAGAATTATATCTATCTGTCTCAATGTCAAAGCAATAGACAGGGAAGCGCATCATGCGCTGACGTGGTGTAGCAATAGTTGCCTTTGCCTGATAACCCTTAAAGATTGGACCTTTAGTATTGTCAGTTGTATCTCTAGCCAATACAAACTTATAAGCAAGATACTCTTGTGCTGTCTCTGGACTAGATGTAGTAACTTCAATTGGGTCTACATCTGCGCTATAAGCAAGAATTTCATACTCAGTTCCAGCAGCAGTAACAGTTTCTAGTGTCATAGAACCATAATCAAAATTGCCACGACCAACTAAACGCTTAAAGTTTTTTGGCTCAAGTGTTCCATAGCGAATATTACCTGTAGTTACATAGCCAGATGAAATAAGATTTGTTCCTTCAACATATGTATATCCAGCAGCAGCCACTGTTCCAGTAGGAGATACTGCAGTAGAAGATACATTGGATGCAGTTTTTGCATAAGTAAATGTTGTACTTGTTGGCACATCAACAACTGTATGTTGACCATTAAATGTAGCATCTACGCCAGCAACAAATACAACCTCACCAGCAGATAAACCGTGTGCTGTAGATGTAGTAAGAGTTGCAACATTAGATGTTAGCGCTTTATTAGATACAGCATATTCACTCTTTGCTGCTGTGCAGAAAGCCAAAGTATCTGTATTACCAAGGAATGCAACGCCAGTGGTTACATGACCAGTAACGCCTGGATAATATAAATCATTAGCATAGGCAAAACGTAAGTTCTCCAACTCAGCCCCAAGGTCAATGCGAGTAAGACCTGGTTCTCCACCTACAGATGTAGCACACCATACAAATCTATCTCTAAATGTAAAACCATATGCTGGTTGAGTTGTTTCAATAATAAGTGGACCGTATTTAATTGAGCCATCTGTATCAGATACATCAGCAACACGTACACCCTTACTGGTTCCAATAACCATATAGCCACCATAGTATTTAATGCTATGAATAATTTCTCCCACTGGCATTTCCGCAGCCACTACAGCAGAGGTTAAGGTAGGCAAAGCACCAGCGGTTGATAGAGTAAATTTAAATATAGATGATTGAATACCATTGTATCCAGAAATGTATACTGCTGGTCCAGATGCTGTTATACCAGTAAATGTATAAGCAGATGTTGGATGTGTATATAATGCTGTTGGCAATGAAGATGCTGAACTTGTAAATTCATATACAGCATTATTAAAGCAAGCAATAATTCTTTCTTTAGCAAATTCCATTACGGCATTACTTACAGTAGTACCAGTAACATCAAACATTTTTGTGCCAGCAGTAGATGAATCAGCAGTCAATGCTTTTTTATATACAGTTAGTTTAGTAGCACCACCAGAGGTAATATTAGTTACCCAATAGGCAGTAGTTCCATCATCGCAGATTGCATAAACTTTATCATCTGTGCCAGAATTGTAATCAATAAAGTGAGTTTCAGTACCAGCAGTATCAATCTTATCTACATCGTAACCATCATGTAGTAACACACCATCAGTATTGCTCCAACGTATAGAACGAATCTGTTGATATGCACGACCAGTAGAATGGATTGGTGCTGTAGTTATGTGTCCTGCTGTAGATTCATTAAGTAAAGTTACTTGTCCCTTAGTAAATACATCTACGCCTTTGCTATCTGCAAAACGATTGAGCACAATTTCGCCAGATGTTGGGTCATAAAATTTAATGCCAGTCCCCTTGTGAAAGGAAGACTGGCTACGAATCCACCAACCAGTAAGTGATTGCTCACCTGGTTCTTGCTGACTATCAAACTGTTCCTTCTTAAAGGGTGCTGTTTGACGAATATATGGGCGGTTGTCATTGATTGCATAAATGAATGGCACTCCATTTAATGCTACATCATAGGCAATGTCAGTGTTTTGCCAGATAGCATTTGATGCAACAACGCCAATGTCAACGGCAATCGCTCTACTAGAACGACCTTCGGTAATATCACGACCAGCCACAATGCTCCTTAATTAGAAATTTATTTATTTTAAAACTTAAGCAGATGGACCAGTTATTTCAATCCATTCTTGATTAGGCTCAAACCAGCCATAACGCTTTGGGTTCCCTGGGTCTACCGTTGGATATGGAACTGGTGATTCCCATTGGCAAGTTGTTTCATTAAGAGTCCAAGATGCCCAAGGCTGCGGTGCAATAAATGCATCACGCCCTGCGTCATAGGTATATCCAATACCTGCATAATTTTTACGGATAGTTCCGTTGTATGATGTTTGTTTCCATGATGCATGACCGTGTAGGTCAGTTAGAAAATCTATTCCTGCTTGCTCTGACTCAACACCATCTACGGTGATGACATCATTGTTCACTACGTGAACAGCAAGAACATTATTATTCTCATCTAGTTTTGCGAAGTGTGCCATTATTTCTCCTTAGTAAGTGATTGAACCATCGCCATTAAATTGATAAATATGATAACTACCAGAGGTAGTATATGTTGGTGAACCCGTAGTTGATGCTGCTGCTCGGGTAGCACGAACAATAACTACGCCTGAACCGCCATTGCCACCATTTGTTGTAGTTTGCTGTCCATTACCGCCACCACCGCCACCTGTGTTTGCAGTTCCTGATGTAGGATTTGGTCCAGTACCTTCATATCTAGCACCACCAGCACCTCCTCCACCTGAGCCACCAGAACCTTGGGTATTAGCGGAACCATATCCACCGCCACCACCACCACCTGCATAGGTAACAGATGAACCTGTAATGGAAACTGCTACACCATTACCGCCGTTACCACCACCACCTGCTGAAGGGGTGCCTTGAGTAGTTGTGTTAGCACCTGCAGCACCTGCACCACCTCCGCCTGCGCCACCATATCTACCAGAAAGTCCATTTCCGCCAGCGTAGCCTTGATTAGTAGTACCAGTTCCACCATTATAAGGACCTGCGTTGGCATTTCCGCCAGCACCACCACCTGAGCCACCATTTTTACCTGGGTTACCTGTTGCATCATTAGAACCAGCGTGTCCTCCACCACCACCGCCATCTGATGTAATGGTTGAAAATACCGAGTTATTTCCAGTAGTACCTCGCATAGTAGTGTTAGAACCATTTAAAACGCCACCTGCACCGCCTGCACCAACAGTTACTGTATAAGAAGTACCTGGAGTTAATGTTAAAGCGGTTTCTAAAGAACCACCACCACCTGTTGCCGTAACGGTAGAGCGAAGACCACCTGCACCACCGCCTCCTGCACCTGCATCATAACCTGAATTTGCACCACCACCTCCTGCACCTGCGACTACTAGATAGTCAGCAGTAACTGAAAGAGCAGTTGTTTGGTCCCAAAACTTAGATGATTTAACACCAGTTCTAATACTTGATGTAGAAAATTTACGAATAGCCATTAGTAAGTAATACTCCCATCACCTGTAAATTTGTAAATGTGGTAAGAACCTGATGTTGTGTAAGTTGGTGAGCCAGTAGTTGATGATGCCGCTTGGGTTAATCTAATAATAACTACACCTGAACCACCAGCACCGCCAGCAGAACCACCACCACTACCGTAAGTACGCCCACCGCCACCACCGCCACCACCTGTGTTGGCAGTACCAGTTCCACCAGTTGTTCCATCGGCATTTGAACCACTACCACCACCACCGCTTCCAGCAGAACCAGTAGTTAAATCACCACGGCAACCACCACCACCGCCACCAGCGTAGGTAACTGACGAGCCAGTAATAGATACTGCTACGCCATCTCCACCATTGCCTGATGCAGTACCAGTAGCACCAGCAGCATTTGCACCACCACCGCCACCACCTCTTTCAGCACCTGAGATGTTGTTACCTTGTCCACCATTGTTGCCTTGTATTGGAGATGCGGTTCTTGTGCCACCTGCACCACTACTACCACCACCATTACCGCTACCGCCACCTGAGCCACCATCTCCACCTGCACCAGTAGTTGAACCACTTTGATTACCTGCACCACCATAACCACCACCTGTTGCGGTTACGGTTGTAATACCAGTTCCAGAAATAGATGAGTTGCCACCTTGTACGCCATTATTACCGCCAGCAGCAGCACCAGCACCACCACCACCTACTGTAACCGTGTATGTGTTTCCTGTAATAAGTTTTAAGGCAGTTTCTAAAGTACCACCACCACCAGTTGCAGTTACGGTTGAACGAAGTCCACCTGCACCAGCACCGCCACCATGCTTACTACCACCACCACCACCACCTGCAACCACAAGATAATCAGCAGTTACAGTTAATTGTGTAGTTTGGTCCCAAAATCTAGTATATTTTGGTAACGCTTGAGTAAACCTAGAGTTACTAAATCTTGAAACAGCCATTGGTTATATCCTATCTAAAAGTTATTAAGCAGTAATTTCAGAGCCGAAAGCAGTAAATGTTAAGTCGGCGCTTGATGCGTAGGAACTGATTGAGTTTCCTGCAGCAAGAGTTACACCTAGTGTTAGCGCAGTTGAATCATTAGCAGCAATTGCTACATCGTAAGCAATATAATGCTCATTAGCAAGTGTTGTTCCTGATGTTGGCTTTACAGCAAGACGATATGTCTTTGCTGATGCAGCACGGTTTGCGATTACAATAGTTGATACAACTGCTTCTGTAGAAGAAGGTACTGTGTACAGCGCTTCCTCAGTAGTAGCAGCAGCAGCCTTGCGACCTAGTACTTTATATGCGTTTGCCATTGTTTCTCCTTATTACATTCCACCCAGCAGAAATGCTGTTGGTGTTGGGTCGGTGGTTATTGTTGCCCAGGAAGCAGATGTACCATTAGTGGTCAAATACTTTCCTGAATTTCCTGTTTGAGAAGGCAGTGCATCTACTGATGCCCATGATGCTGCGCTTCCATTAGTTGTCAGATACTTACCAGAGTGTGTGCTCTGAGATGGGATTACATATACAGATGTAGTATCAAGGGCTACTGATACAGTACCGCTTGTTCCTCCACCTGTTAATCCTGTTGAGGCTGTTACGCCAGAGATATCGCCTGCTTGGTTATCGGCATTGGTTCTTGCTTTTGTCATTATGCTCCCATCAACATAAGTGGATTAAATCCTGCTTCAGGTGCAGCAGCCCACTTGACACCTGCTGACTGTGCGCTATCTGCTGTTAAGATATATCCATTGGTTCCAACTGCTAACCTTCCAATTGTATCACTTGCTGTTCCAACTAGTAAGTCACCCTTTGCATCGATAACTGTTACTGTCAGGGCATTGGATACATTGAATGGTGTATATGAAAATACTTCTACAACATCGCTAGCAGCAAGGGCTGGAGATAGTCCAGTAACTGTTGTGCCAGTGCTTGCAGTATAGTCATCACCACGAACAAGTCTTACACCATTAAGGAATACTTCTTCCCATCCTGCATTGTAAGATAATGATATTGAATTATCATCTGTTCCAGATAATGTTGTTTCTCCGCCAGACATTGTTTTCTTCCAACGGCTGACTGTAATAGTAGATGTTAGTTCTTGCCATGAAGAACCATTCCATGCATAAAACTTAGTTGCTGCTGTATTAAAGTAAATAGCACCAGTAAGCAATGCATTGCCATCATTGTCAGTAGATGGAGCAGATGCTTTTGCGCCTAAGTAGCGGTCATCAAATGAATCATATGATGCAGCAGCAGCGGCAGCACTAGCAGCAGCAGAGGCTGCATCAGCAGCAACTGCGGTTCCAATTGCATCAGCATATGCTTTTGTGGCAGCATCTGTATTGGCAGTTGGTGTGCCCAATCCTGTAATCTTGTTAGTTCCCATAGCAATAGCACCAGTCATAGTGCCACCTGCTAGTGGAAGCATTGTATCTGCGTATGCCTTAGTTGCTGCATCTGTATTAGATGTAGGTGTTCCAAGACCAGTAACCTTATTTGTACCCATTGCAATGTTGCCAGTCATAGTTCCACCAGCAAGTGCTAACTTAGTAGCAATAGAGTTTGTTACTGTTGTTGCAAAGTTGGCATCATCGCCAAGGGCTGCAGCCAATTCGTCAAGGGTATCAAGTGCGCCAGGGGCTGCTGCTATAACATTATCTACTGCGGTCTTTACAAATGCTGTTGTAGCAATTTGAGTTGTATTTGTACCAGCAGATGCAGTAGGTGCTGTTGGAGTACCAGTCAATGCTGGGCTAGCCAACGGGGCATATGTACTAGATGCTGTAGATGTAGCAAGTTTAGAATCAATTTGTGTCTGGATTGCTGATGTTACGCCATCAAGGTATCCAAGTTCAGTGGCAGATACTGTTGATGATGGAGCAATTTTTGTCCAATCAATTGCTGCTGAGGCATTGATATCAGCATTAACAATTGTTCCATCTGCAATCATAGTAGATGTGACGGTGCCTGAGTCTGCTGCGGTAATTGCAGTTCCAGAAATCTTTGTCTTATCAATAGCAGCAGATGAATTAATGTCAGCATTGACGATAGTTCCATCGGCAATCATTGTTGAGGTTACAGTTCCAGTATCTCCCTGAGTTACTGCTGTACCTGAAATTTTAGTAGATGCAATGGCTGCTGCAGAGTTAATGTCTGCGTTTACAATAGTGCCATCGGCAATCATGGTACTTGTTACAGTGCCAGTATCGGCTGCTGTGATAGCAGTTCCTGTTACCTTTGATGGTGATATAGAACCAGCCAACATTGTATTGGTAACAGTAGAAGTATCGGCAGCAGTAATTGCTGTACCCGAAATTTTAGTTTTATCAATTGCAGCACTTGAGTTAATGTCAGCATTAACGATTGTCCCGTTAGCAATCATTGTGCTAGTAACTGTGCCAGTATCTGTAGTTTTAACTAGGTCAGCAAGAGTTACGCCGTGTGCTGTGGTTGTATTTTCAATGTGTGAATTTGCTTCACGATAGTCACGACCAATTGCCATGTGACGAACAACCGCACCAGCAGAGTGAGCCTGACCAGTTGAACCATCAACACCACGGACAATTGTTAATGTATTAGTGCTAACCGCACTGACATCTACAATTTCTTCAAGCGCTGTATCTGGGTCAATAACTACTGTGAATAGTTCGCCAGCGGAGATTGTTACTCCACCTAACAAACCAGAACCAGAAACAACAGTAGCGCTTGTTCCTGATGATGTAAGAGCCGCTGACAGTGTTGTTTGCTGTGAGCGAGATGAGTATTTGCGTGTTGTCATTTAGGTTCCTATCGGCGGGAGAAGTGAACTCTTGTAGGGTAATTCTGTTGCTGTGCTCTAATTTCTTCTTGCAGGCGCTGTGTATATAGAGCGTATAGTTGTTTGGTTGCAGTTCCAGAAGCACCATACGGACGTTTGCTGTCTGTCTCATCAGCCTGAGGGCTAACCTGCGAAGCACGGGCTGGGTCAAGATATGTAAGCAAACGATATGAAGCACCAAGAACTACTACATCACGAGTAGATTCTGGTAAACCAGTTGTTGTTGTATAAACATCTGAGTTAGTTGTAAATGCTGTTGGGTTAGTAGCGTATATAACTTTTACTGTTCGACCAGCAATAGGGGCTTCGCCTAAAGTAATTGTTTGAACAGTATCTGTTCCAGTTACATAGCCAAATGCCTCTGGATTAGCATTGGCATCTAAATCCCATTTACGAATTGGAATCCATTCTTTAGTAGGACCAATGCTCTGCCATGATACATAAAGAATATTTTTAATATTTAAATTAGCAAATGCATAAGTAGATACTGCTGCATTGAAAGTAAAACTAGTTGATTTAACAGCATACAGATTTGCACCTAGTGAGCGAATGGTATCGTTAATAGCACGCTTAACTACATACTTTGGAAAAGTTGGGCTGATAATTACTCGTGTATCTTTTTCATGGGTAGCAGCAGTAGTGCCATAAAACCCACGACCAAATGGTGCAACAGTTGCTGTGTTTGCTACACGGTCATAACTATCTACATACATCAATTCTTCATCAATTTCAATTACACCCTTGCCAAGGTTTTCTGTGCTTGGCAGTGTAAGAATTAATGGTGAAGCAGAACTAGATACTGTGGTGGTAACTGATGCACCAAGATATGTAGAACGGTCTTGGGTAAACGTGTATCCAGATAGGTTAATTAAAACCTCGTCAATCATATTGGCAAATGTTGTCATTACATATTCACCCTTCTAAGAGCCTCAGCAGCCCCAAGTCCCACTGTTCCAGCAATGGCATTGCAAGCACCTTGTAAATCTTGCCATCTGCTAATTGGTAATCCAGCATAAATATTGCAAGCACCAGTTGCTGCTAGACCAGTTGTGCCAGCAAGTTTGTTGGCAGCGCCTTCATCGTCAAGCCATTGTGTCTTAGGTGGCAATGTTCCACCAAAGGCAAGGCGATTAAGTTCTTCTACAAGTGTGCTACCTGGTCTACCGTAAGCCATTGATTACTTCTTTCTGTGATGTTTTGGCAAAATTAAATTTGATTGCTTTTCTACTGCGCCAAAAAATGCACCGTAGTAATGCTCATCAAATGAAAACCTTTTAATGTGTGGAACCGTTGCTCCAGTATCACACCAAATTTCTACCCCTGCTTTGCCACAAAGTGCAAAGAAGTAGATGTCTTCACCTATAAATGTTTTCTCAGTTCCTGCTTCTAAAAACATAGCAGTATTTGGAACTGCTTCAATAATCTTGTCCACTACACTTCTGTGCATTAGGACAAATCCCATACCTGCTGCAGCAACCTGCATAAATTTATCCCTAGGCAGAGGATGAATTGGTTTAATACCAATAGTTTCCCCAGCATCTACAAATTCAAACACTGTAGGTTCTGGAACCATTAGTGGTTCTTCTGGATTCTTAGTAGTAAAGTAAACACCAGTTACAATTGGGTGTTTATCTTTATCTTTTTTATTCCATAATCTTAAGAATTTATCTGGGCTAATAACTACATCTGAGTCTACCCAGAGTAGCCACTCGCTTTTGTTCTGTTCATACCAATAACGGATAACATGTTCACGTTGTCTTGCTATCTGGTTGCCACCAGAACGGATAGTAGATTCAAACTTAACTCCTGACTCCAGAAGTACGTTTGCTACCCCGTGCATAAACTTTCCGTCTACATTTCCATTATCGCACCAAGCGAGTGAAACTGTTTCTTGCATCCCCTACCCCCGTATTACTTTGCTCTTGTGTCTCTGGCTGGACGTGACACCACTGGTGCGTCATATTTAACTTTAGGTTGTTTAGCAACAATACCCATTTTAACTAAATTAACTTTTACTCTTTTACCTTTAGGAACATTTGGTTTCATTTCTTACCTTTGTTTCTAGCAGAGATTGCTTTAGCCTTGCGCTTAGCATCAGCCTTAGATGAAGCACCCCACGCCTGTAGAGATAGGAGAAGACGTGTAGGTTCTCCATTTGGCTTACGCTCTGGTCCTGGCATATTGCCCATACGAGCAAGGAAGGATGCTCTACGTGGGTTATCGCCAGACTTAACAGGTGGCTTTAATGTTCCACCTTTATATGAGGCTCTACCCTTAGCATTAAGTCCGCCTTTAGGATTCTTTCCTTCTTTGCGTTGCCATGCTGCACTCATTTTTTACCTCGATACTTTGCTGTTTTTTTTGCTATGTTTTTAGGTTGTTTAACAAACTGTTTACCTTTTGCATTGCCAGCAGCCTTTGCTTTATTAGTTGCTGCTTTTTCTGCAGGAGTTAAAGCATCCCATGCTGCAGAAGGTAAGTATCTTTTTTTACCTTTAGATGGTTTGCCATCTGAAGTTTTCCACTTTTCTGCAGTCCACTTTTTAAGTGACTGTTGAGATTTAGCAAGTGCCATTACTTGTAACCTCCGCCTGCTTTTTTATATTGGACTGCAAGTAATTGTGCTTTGCGGGCTGACCATTCTCCTGGGTCTCCACCCTTAGAACCAGCCTTAATTTTCTTAAACAAAGCGGCACGCATACCAGGCTTGGTGTAGTTACCAGCAGCATTTACCTTAGACTTTGTTTTCTTTTTCATTACTTACCTTTAACTCTTTTAAGCCTAGGATTCTTTTTCTTAGCAGCAGGGGAAGCCTTGCGGGCAGCCGAAGCAAGAATCGCACTTGCACTCTCCTTGCTGATTCCCTGTTTCTTCGCAATTCCCGCAGCAACTTTCTTGAATCCTGGATGCTTCTGTTTCATTAACGTTGCCGTCCTTTAACATATTTACCGTTCTTATCAATTTGGTCGGATGAAGTACCCTTCTTCCCCTTAATAATTGCATTGATTGCTTCAACAACTTGGCGGTCCTGATTGTTGCCCGAAGCAACGGCAGCACGTTTTGCCGCTGTTTCATTTGCTGGACCACGGTTTTGATAATCAAATTGTGCGCCAAGGGATGTGCCAATTGCAGTAGGGACATCTCTTGCTTCACGCATAGCGTTACCTACATAGCCACCAATTCTTTGAAGTGGGCTTTTACGGGTAGCCATGTTACTTCTTCTTACCCATTTTCTTCATAGCCATTTTCTTCATACCCATTTTGGTTTCCATTGCTTTTTCCTTCTTGGATTCCATCTTTTCGCCTGCCTTGTAAGCAGCCTTCTTAGCAGCAGCCTTACCCTTTGCAGTGTATGGGAACTTCTTGTTTCCTACTTTTGGCATTATATTTGTCCTATCTCTTTCATAACCTCGGCTACTTTGGTATTTATTTTTTCCGCTTTAGGCATAGTTTCCGAGTTGTATGCTGTGCCTAAAATCTCTGATGCCTCATGGGCTTGTTGAATATCTCTCATGGTAGTTCCTGCTGGACGCATACCTTGGTCTCTTGCATCTCTATAAGCCTGTAGTTCTGCATTCCATTTCTTATCTGGAATATCTCTTTTAGCATCTCCAGCATTTACCTGAAGACCCATTACTTTGCATCCAAAACAATCATCTAACGGTTCTGGATGTTCTTCCCAGTGATACGCCATCAATCCCCCTAGATTGCCGTAAAGTTTGCCTCTGTTACTCCAACTCCACCTGCAATCAACGCAGCCTTAGTTGCCTCATTAACTGTGTGGTTATATCCACCACGGTAAAATTCATCATAGTCATCAAGTGAACTATCAATTGGATAACGAACTTGTGTATATGTTCCACCGCTTTTAGCAATGGAGATACCTCTATTGTCTTTGTAGAAAAAATGTAAGCGGTGTCTACCAATTGGTCCTTCTCGGACTATTGGTGTCTTGAATACATAATCTGCCATTGTTCTCCTTTAATGAACTTACTGATTGGCACTGCCACGTATTCGCCGTAGAAACAGTGCCAACCCGTCAATCAACTAAGAAGCGATTGAAGAACCAGACTCAATGCGATATAGAGCCTCTTCACGGTAGCGAGCAAAGCCAAGTACGCCGTACCAACCCATTGGGCGATGACGCATCAACTTGTCAACTACTGGTCCGATAACTACATGTGGCTCTTCAGCAACTGCCTCAGCCAATGCTTGCTGTCCAGCAAGAATTGTGCGGTAGTTACGTGCTGAAGAAGCACCATCAGTTGCATTGTAAAGACGTGCAGATTCTACGAAGAATGCACCTTCGTAGTTTCCGATTTCTCCTGCCCAGATGCGGTCTTGTGAAGAACCGTATTGGTTAGGAAGCAACCATCCTGCTGAACCTGTCTCAGCACGAAGGTCGTGTGAAACTTCTGGGTGGATACCACACCAGTATAGGCTGCCCTTGCGAGCAATAGACTTGTTAGCACGCAACTTAGCAACAGCCTTGCGGATGTTTGCTGAAGATAGTGTTGCTGCTGCAGTGATTGTTGCAGTAGATGTTGCTGTTGAACCTGAGTAGATTACGTTTGAACCACCACGAAGAGTTGTCATCGCAACTTGGTCAATAGAATCTGCAAGGTTGAACGCAATGATGTTAGCAATTGCTGGGTCAACATCTGCAAGTGAGAACAACTCAAGTGCACGGGTTACAAGTACTGAGTTACCATACTCTGCAAGAGTAATGGTTACAGATGTTGGTGTAGACATTGCTACTGCATCTGGGTCAGTATCTTCTGTTAGTGCAGTTGTTGCTGCTGAAAGGTCAACATAGCGTTGTAGAACAACTGTTGAACCTGGGATTGCTTGTTTTGCGGGACGCTTATCTGCGACAGAACGAATTAGGGGTTCTGCACGGAGAGCGAACTCAAGAAGACGGTCATACGCCTTCTGGACTAGACCTGCACCACCAGCGGTACCTCCAAGAGAGGAAGAGCCTGTGGATACGTAGGAGTTAGCCATTTTTTCACCTCCAAGTGAATTAGGAAACTATGATTATTGGTTTGAGTTCAGGAGGGCAATTAACTCTTCGGCACTTTGTGCGTTATCAAGTTTTGAATTTAAATCCTGTGCTCGTTCAGGGGTCATAGCATTCTGAGTAATTACGTCTTGTTGACGTAGTGCCGCAAGGTTTATATCTGTCTGCTCTTTGTTCTGACCATTGTCAGATACCTGCAATCCAAATAGGTCTGCGTTATCATCGAGCCAATTATTAACTGACTCCTCGTTAACATCATCCAAATCCTTGAGGATTAGTCTTACTGCTTTTGCGTTGACGCCCTTCTTTTCTAGGACTTCTTTGACGGTTCTCTCACGCTGCACCTTGGATAAACTCTCAAGTTGCTCAGTAAGTTCTTTGATACGTTTCTCATCTGCACGCTTGGCTTTGCGTAACTTCTTTAACAAGTCACCGCCATCGTTTGAGTAAGTGTCTGTATCATCGATGTCGTCATCTTCATCGTCCCAGTTTATGTTGTTGCTCATAGCAACCACCCTTTCTATTCGTTGATTAGTCGCAAGCCACAGTTCAGTTCGGGGAAACTGGCTGGCTCTTGCTCCCAGACTTATACGCTGCGTGGGGCTGGTAGGTCCACGTCAGGAATTTTTAGTATTGTCCTGCTGATGAGGTTCTGTTTAGATAGCCAGAGGCATAAGCACCCTTAGAGGCACCAGAGGCGCCAAGGAATCTATTCTGCTCACGGGCTGCTAACTCTGCTAACTTGCGCTGCTCAGAGGCTAAGCCCTTTAGGTAGGCTCCTTCTGCTTCTGCTTGTGTATATCCAGCACCTTCAAGTTCGCCAAGTTTCATAGCGGTTGGTAATGCAGATGCAACCTTTGCATATCCAGTATTGGCTGCTGCCTCAGTTACTCCAAGTGCCGCTAAATCTTCTGCACTAACTACATTAGTAATAAGTCCTTGACGTGCTGCAGCAGAACCAATCTGTGCTGCCTGAACCTTAGTTGTCAATCTTGTTTCTGTTTCCTTAGGGTCTAAGAAGTATGAAACTAAATCCTTATCAGTAACTGATGGATAGTAGGTTTGGAAAGTCTTAAGAATTTCTGGGCGGTTGTTAACTTCTTCAACTGCCATCTGAATTCTTTTCTTAACCTCAGTAGGTGCGATATCTGCGCCAATAAATGTAGCAAGTTTTGCCTGTTGATTTTCTCTTGAAGAACCAAGAACGTTACTAACACCATAGGCAGCAAAGGCTTCCTGCATTTGATTTTCTAATTGTAGGTAAACATCTTCACTATAGACATTCTTACCTGCAGCACGGCGTGCTTCATTGCCAGCAAAACGTGTTTGATATTCCTTTGTATTACGAAGTTTTAAAGTTGCTTCTGCAGATGGAGTGCCAGTAAGGATTAAATCCTTAACAGTTTTTGCCAGTTCGCCTAGTCCATACTTAGTAAATTCTGACTCAAGAATTGCATAAGCAGAACCACGTTCTAGTCTTAGACGCTCTGCTTCTTGGGCTGCCTGTAAATCTGCTGCATATCTAGTTGCTGCTGCGCCAGCATTGGCTGCTGCAAGATTTGCTGCATTAGCATCTGCTGCTGCTTTTGCTGCAGCATTGGCATCATTAGTTGATACCCATGTATTAACAAATGCACTTAATTCTTCTGGACTATTAAACTTATATGTTTGACCAGTATTAGGGTCAGTCCAACTATATGTTTTGAATCCTTCAACAGTTACTGAACCATCACTCCAAGTAACAGTCTCTGTTCCATCTGGATTCTTAACACGAGACTTTTCTGTTTTACCAGTAGGAGTAGGCGTAGGGGTTGGAGTTGGTGTTGGGGTTGGTGTTTTAGTTGGCGTAGGAGTTACTGCAGTTCCAGTAAATCCAGAGGCTGCATTAATACCAGCAAGGGTTGTTGTATTTACACCTGAACCAGCAGCAAATGGGTTACTACCACCAGTGACACCACCAGCATAAGTATTGCTAGATGTTTTAGTTGGAGTTGTTGTAGGAAGATTAATTACTTGATTTGGTCTAATTACATTTAGGTTAGTAATCTGTGGATTAGCAGCAGCAATGGCTGCAACACTAGTTTTATTGGCAGCAGCAATTGCAGATAAGGTGTCACCCTTTTTAACTTTTACGGTATCAGCCATTGTTATCCCTGCAATCCAAAGTCACGTAAAATTGATAGCGCAAAATTACCGACTTTCTCGTGGGCTTCGTCTGTGTATTGCCAATCTGGGTGCTGCATAGCAGCCATATCCATTTCCCAGAGTGTCTTCAATTCCCCTTTATCATTAAACATATTCTTCTGGAACCAAGGGTCCTTCATTGTCATATTAGCCTTTTGTAGTTTGGTACCAATACGAGTTACATATGGTTGATAAACGTCAGATACTGTTAGTCCTTGACGCATCAAGTTTCTAACAGATTCAGGCTGACCAATCATTGCCTTTGTTTCAATTTCTTTCTTGATGGCAGCAAGACTGTCGCCCATATCTAAACGCTTCATCCAGCCATTGATATCGCCTTGGGTAAAATCTTTTTCTAGTTCAAACCCTTGCTTAACTGCGTAAGATTTAATGTCCTCAATGTTTTCAGCAATGTTACCTGTTGGCTTTAGAGGATTAAACTTAATCTTTGTATTTAAGAAACGAGCAATGTAGGCTGTATTCTTTTCATTGGCTGAGTCGTATAACTCTTTAGCCCAAGTATCTAGTTCAGCATCAGTAA